ACTTACCCGACTTGGTGAGGAAAGTGCTAAAAAACAAGCTGCTGCAGCTGATATATTCGGACAAGCAAATTAACCATGGTTAAAATCAACCCTGATAAGTATTTCAAAGATATGTTTGCACGTACCGAAGATTATGCCGGTACTGTGCAGCAGATCTATGGTGGTGCGGCAAATCAGCTGATAGAATTAGGGCTATATTTCGGAGTCAAAGAGGGTGAAACCTTTTCCTATGAGGCAAATGGACTGATGAAGGCCAAGGCTACGAATATACTCAAGGCTATGAACGCCAAAGTGTACGGCGCTATTCAGGGAGGGATTAAAGCGGAATGGGCACAATCCAATGTACAAAATGATAAGTTATTAGCAGCGATTTTTGGCAAAGATGCTTTTGAGAAAAACCACTTTGCACGTTACTTTGATCGCAATGAGAAGGCGATGAATGCCTTTATGGACCGTTCGAAGAAAGAGGGAGGTTTAGGTCTTTCCCAGAAGGTTTGGAATTACACCGGTCAATTAAAAGCTGAACTGGAAGTAGCTCTCGATCTTGGAATAGGTGAGGGAGGATCAGCAGCCCATATCTCAAAAGCAGTCCGGTCTTATCTCAACGAACCGGACAAGCTGTTTAAGCGGGTCCAGATAACCACGAAGGATGCAGAAGGCAACATTACCAAAACAGGCCGGTACAAGCTCTCCAAAGCAGCTCAAGCATATCATCCCGGACAAGGGGTCTATCGATCATCGTATAAAAACGCTATGCGTCTCACGCGAACTGAGACAAACATGGCTTACCTGACAGCTGATCACGAAAGATGGCAGCAGTTTGACTTTGTTGTTGGGTACGAAGTAAAGCTCTCAAGTAATCATCCTGTTACCGACATCTGCAATGACTTTGCGGGCAAATATCCAAAGACTTTTAAGTTTGTATCCTGGCATCCACAGTGCCGATGCTTTGTTATTGCAATATTGTGCACTGACAAAGAACTTGATAGTCTATCAAACGCTTTGCTTGATGGCAAAGAGCTGAAAAACTTTAGTTCAGTCAACCAGGTAACCGATTTACCAAAGGGATATAATGATTGGATTGATGCAAATGCTGAACGTGTTAAGACTGCTAAGTCAATTCCTTATTTCATCAAAAACAATTACGTTGATGGTGAACTGGCCAAAGGATTAAACTTTGCGGGATTAATTAAACCGATTGTTGTGCCTCCGATTGTTGTACCTCCGATCGTCAAACCGGTAGTGGTTCCTGATCCGGTAAGAATACCCACGGATTTAGCCAAAGACAGTGACTACCTGAAAGGCACAAAGATTGAATTCAAAAATGAGTTCTTTGCAATGGTGGACCAAAGTAAGCCAGTGGGTATATCGCTTGATCCAAGACTTAAAAACTCGTATTATAGCCCAGCTACAAAGAAGGTCCATATTGCCAATGGTGCCCGGAACACTTCAAGTGAATGGCATCGTGAGAGTGTAATTTACCATGAATACGGACACGCTATTGACTGGCAAAGGGATTCACGCTTTGGGCCAGATGTAAAAACCCTGATGGACAAGCACAGGAAGCTACTTGGCAAGAAACAAGCCAGAACTTACACATTCAGGGATTACGATTACAGCATAGGGGATTATGTCAATAAAACAGTGACAGGAAGTGTATCAGATATTAGCCACATTGATACGCAGCTGAAAAACCTATCCGCAAAAGTATGGCGAATGAAGCCTGAGACATTTACAAAGTTAGGAATTTCGAAAGCTGATGTTTCGGAACAAATTGGGTCAGCGCGTGACACGATCATGTCACTTAACTCATCTTATGGCTATGGGCATTCAAAAGCATATTTCAAAGGGGCTGGTATGCGTGAAGCGGAGTTTATCGCTCATTGCTTTGAGAACAAATTTGCGACAAACACCATCTTTAAAAAGTACTTACCTGAACTATACCAAGATATGATTCAGTTTATTGGGGTTTTGAAATAAGCACGACATTGATCTCAGGATCAACATTACCTGAATCACCATCTACCAGGTCAATGATCTTATTTTCACGTTCGCACTGTTCCAACAAAGGGAAAAGATCATCTCCTATTGCCATCCTTGCTGTGGAGAGCGTTTGCTCGTAATCACCACCCAGATTGAAGTAATAGTCAAACAACTGTTCACCGGTCCATTTCGATTTATCTATTTTCATAATATCTTTTTGAGGGTATAAACCATTTAATATATCAATTTGATCCGAAGCATCCCTGAGCATTCTAAGCAGGACAATCTTCATGATTAATAATTGTTTACTATTTTATAACCTTTATCTTCCAACGTTTTTCGCCATACATATTTTGAAGAAACATAGAATGTTTTCTTAGCAAATTTTCTGATTATTTGCTTTTGGACGTCTTTAAGTATTTCAGTCCCCGAAACATCTAACAGGGTGAAAGATATAGCAGTTTTCATAATTTTAAGAGTAATTCGTTGCCTGTCAGAGCAAAATAAAGGTTTTGTAATTGGTGAACGAATTGAGGCAATTTAACATGAGCACATTCATCAAAATCACCGCAAATATTTATACCATCAAAATTCCAATCCTCACCAGCCCCAAGATAAGCACCCTCAAAATAGACACCTTTGCCTTCAAGATCGATATGCAAATAAGTATTTGGGCCATCCTTTTCAAACCCTGATTTAATCAGTATTTCTTCGGTTAATGGAAGGGGCGCAAAGTAGTTGAATGCTCCTTGGAAGTAAGCAATTAGTAGGGCCTTGCTCAATTGGTGGGGTCTTTCCCCAAAGTCAAGAATCCAATTCCCGATTCTTAGATCTGCTTCATCTATTTTCATAATTTCCTCCCTCTTAAAGTATGTTTACGTTTCACTTCTCCTAATCTGATAATACACTTCTTATTCTCATACGGACCATCTGACAGGTCAATCGTGTTACGGAGGTAATCCAAGGTGATACCAAGATCATCCGGTGTGAAAGTCTCGTATATCGCAGCCTGAGAGCCGAAGTAATGATGTTTCTTTTTCCAGTCCAACAATTCGACATGATAAAGTTTGTGGATTTGCTTTGTGACAATCTCCAATTGAGCTGTCAATTCAGTAATTACCTTTTTGCAGAAGTCCATCTTTGCCTCCACGCTTGCACGTGAACCAGCGAACACTCCTATCTCAAGGGAGTGCTTTAGTTTCTCCAAGGTAGCGTTCTCTTGTGCTAATCGGGTTCTAAGGATTGAGTTATTTGGGTTTGGTGTCATAATTTTATTTCAAGTTCTTCGCCTGTATTGATAAATACTAAATTTTGAAACTGATGAACAAAATCTACACACACCCTTGTTTGACAATCCATCCAACGGTTTAGTCGATTGTTGAAAAACATTGAAACATAATGCAATCCATTATCACCGACACATTTATCTTCAATGCTTTTAGGAAGCGAAAATACAGAACCGCATTTAGTACACCCAAATCTTAAAAGCCATTCTTCGGTCAATGGAATAGGCTCAATATTTACGGCTGGTATAAAACAACTTGTGACAGGCGTAGCCAATGGCTTTACCCAGCGGTTGTAAATTGTCACGCTCAAACGGTCAAGAGAGGCAATCTTGTAAGGTTTATCCACAAATAAAACCCAATTAAAAAGTCGAAGTTCATGTGTATCCATAAGATTATATTTTTAAAAGAAAAAAAGCATGATCGACAACCCTGTTTTGTTGTCCCACTGGGTGGCAAATCCTGAATCCATAGGTTCTAAACTACTGCCGACCACGCTTAATATTTTGCGCCTAATTTAGTGTATATATTTAATATATGCAACATTTAACCCTGAATTCGCCAAAAATGTTTAATTTGATAATTGGCAACAACTAACCTGAACAGCAGGATATGCGCAATTATGACAATTGGCTTCGAAAGGAAGTAAAGAATAAACCCAATGAGCATGATTGGCAAACAAAAGAAAGTAGCGACCAGACGGACTAAAGCTATTAATTTCAAGTTTTTGGATTTCATAGCGTTTGCTTAAATTTTATTTGAATTGCTAAAACGAGGAACCAAATCACAAGACAAGTGTTGCCATACCCGAAACCCAAAAGTATGAATAACCGATTACCTCCGGGCGTTTTATGTTTTGATGAAAGGCCAATTTTTATTCTCATTTCTTTGCCCTCCAATTTAAAGTGTCCCCAACGCAGTACTTAAAACACGAGTCTTGAAATTCTACAAATTGCTTATCCAGACCCCACCCCGATTGATACTGATATCGACAAATACCCTCTGGCATTGGTTTGTCTTGACCTGTCAAGTACGATTTAGAGACGATAACCCGAAAGTTGTATTTAGGTTCACAGCTCATCATGATGAGAGCAAACATTAAAATAATTAGCTTTTTCATAATTTTAAAATGGTTTGTTAACTTAATCCTTCATCATTATAACCCAACACTCTGCAAAGCTCTTTCAGAGCATCAATGTCATACTGCCAAGTATTGAATAGCGTTGATCTTTGTCCGGTTAGAATCATCTTAATAGCTTTGATCGTTTCAGTAAAAGTAAGATCGACAGCGTCCTTGCTTTCGAAAATTAAGCTACCTTCTTTTGACAGGTGGTGGTAAAGATCAAGAGCATCTTGCCTAATTACTTTAATGCTCCCAGCTACATTCAGAAGGGTTTTATTCCCAATAGTCTGAATATCTTCAACTTTGTGAAAGTTACCGCTCACACAAATAACAACTTCATTTTTGAAATCGTCCACGATTAATCTATTTGTCACTTCCTCGATATTCATAATCTCAATTTATTAAAATGGTGAATTAGTATAATTTGGTTTGATAACCGGTTTTACTCTTGCTTTGCTGTAATCTTCAAAGTATTCAAATGTGCGGAAGTCAACCCAACGCTTAGCGGAATTCTCGGCAACTGTTAAGCGTTGGATGTTGTCAGCCGAATAACCCAATTCAGGATTGACCCTGTCAATTGACCAGGTTGTTGCTGTCCGTTTCTTGCCATATACGATCTGATTCTTAACAGCGAATTCCTGAAACTCTTCAAAGGTTAGGGTGAACTCTTTCCCTCTTCGTTTCGCGTTATTCTTCAAATTCAGATAACTGGCACGTATCGGATTTGTCTTTCTCCAAGACTGGGTATATTCGGCTGAGCACATTATGATTTAGGCAATTTGCGTTCCACCGTGACAATCGTGTCGTTATGCCCCCTTCCGTGGGGAACCATCAAAACCTCAATCAATTCAAGGCCTAAGTTTTTGCCGAAGCCCTGAGAGTTCCACCCAAAAGTTATAACTATTCCGTTATCTTCAATTTTCGGAGTAAGCAACTGTTTCACATTTTGTGGAAAGTGTTGAGTGTCCTCTTGAAATAGCTTAACGCCTATTTTGTCATAGCACTCTTTTACTTGCCTGAGAGAATAAGGAGGATCAAATAAAACCCCTTTATACTTTCCCCGCAGTTGTCCTGCAAATTCTTTGGCGTGTAAATGAAAAGTAGCTGGCTTATCGGGGTTTAAGTCGTTTGTGATTTGAGCCGGTGAATTTTCTCCGGCAAAGGGGTCTACCCAACCCTCGCCGCTTCCTACGTATTTCGAAAGCAGCTTGGCTATTGGCTTTATTGTGAATGTGTGCCGAGAGGGCATAGCCCAAACTCGATTGATCAAAATAGAATTCTCCATAACTATTTAATGAATTTAAGTTTATCTTCTTCACAGTAAATTGTCTTACCGGTATCGAGGTAAATGATCAATTTGCCGTTTATTAATGCTGTTTTACTCTTGACGTGACCACCTCCTTGTGGAGTACTAACGAGGTATTGAGGCTTAGTGGTCATTTAACCTGTACGTGTTCGCCGTCATCTATCGCGTTGAAATGTGCATTGGGATGTTTGCACTCCACGAATTCAACAAGGCAGAGATTTGCACAATCAACAAGGAATTCTTTGTTGCCGGTCTCTTTGTATTTCTCCAAGCGTTTCACGATTGAAGCGGTACGATCATAAGCCGGTTTTCCCTTTGCTTTCAATTTCCCGTAACGGATAGACCCCATCATGAGCCGGTTTCTCATCAGCTTTTCAAACTCCGGAGACCATTCCGACTCTTGCATCTCTGCAAAAGAAAGATTCAAGGTCTCCGGTAATCCCTTTGAGAGCCGAACACGGTTGTTATCGTACCAATTCCGGTCTCTCATCTCAATAAGTAATATCGTTGAATAGCTCAGGAAGCATTGATTTCAACTCATCCAGTAACGGGCACATGAGTTCTCTCATTTGCGGATGAGCGGCTTTGGAAGTACGCTGTTTGAAAATCGTTCTCCATTCCCGGATATTTGCAGTAACGACAATTTCAGTTTTCAGGGAATTAGGCAGAACGGATCTGGCTTGTTCAGGCTTCCATCCATCTTTGATAAGGAGGTTATAGGAATATTCACTTTTGGAAATTAAACGATACCAGTGTAAAGTTCCTGGCATAAGTTGACGATGAAAATCGCCATCCGTTTTTTTAACAAGATCAATTTGATCAGTTGTGATCCATTCCGGAATAATGAAGGTCAACTCATTCCCAAATTTGGCATTCGAGTAATTACAATACCTGGTTGACTCCTGAGAGAATGAAGCCAAACGATGACGTACAATCTCATGACTGACTCCACGGTCACAAATGAACTTCACACTGAAGGATTGGTGCTCAAGAACGGATTCATGACCTCTTGCTAATAGCATTGGGACAAATTTAGAGGCGCTGTCCTCAGTAATCTTCTCTTCAGACTTGTAACAGGTCCTTCCTGCAGCTTCGATGTTCTTTAAAAGTTGTATGGGATCTAACTGAGTCAGGATCTCATACGAAGGTCTAATAAGCTTCATAAGATTAAAATGTTAATATCCATTTGATTAATAATACAAGTAAACCACAGCTTGCAAAGAAGCCGACAACAATACCCACAGCGGCAAGGAGCTTTTTACTATCTTCGATTTGATCCAATCGTCTTCCTTGGCATTCAATTTCTTCGTATTTCATATAGTTTGATTTTTCATTATTTCTCTGTAAACTTCTCCCAGTGCTATCTCCGTTTGTCGCTTCAGGGCGTAAGCGGCAGGATTGTAAAGAGGCAGGATGAATTGAGCTTCGAGGGCTTTCATCTTTGCTTCGAGTATTGCCATTGGTGATATATCAAAAGTGCAACTCATCGCAGGAAGTTATCACAGCAAGCAAATAAGGCGAAGTACGAGAATACAATTAGGCAAAGAGCCAATGTATAGACCGTTACCTGATAGGCTAATTTCAGAACTGGTAAGATTGTTTTCATATCGTTTAATTGTTAATTCGTTCGTAGTGATCATGTTTAGAATACTCTTTGCCCCAACTTGCAGCGTTTACACCGGCAACGGTGAAATTCTCATAGTCTGATTTGTGCTTGCAACAACGACAGAAGCCATTGGTCTTGCATTTGAACACGTCTGTTGAATGACACTTAGGGCATTCGGCAATTACCTGGTTATTCATGATTTTTGGGTTTAAACATCCAATTCAATAATTCAATGGCCAGTACAAAAAGGATTACACCGGCAACGATGCTAAGGCAGATTATATCGAAGGTTCTCATGGTTTCTGTTTTAGTAAATTTCTAATCCTTGTTTCTTGGTCCGCTCCGTGCCCTTGGTTTTGGCATCCGTCTTCCGGGGTAAAGCCCATCCTTTGATCTTTGCCACTTTCCGGTTAAATTCCATCCAAACGGATTCAGAAGTGAACTTGACATGCATTGTCCCTTTCTTGTATCCGCGGATCTCAAAGAATTCATTCCACTGGTACCATTTACCAAATTCCAGGTACCTGTATTTGTCGCTATATCCGTTTGAATCTTTAACCCGTTTGCCTTCCGCGTCCAACAGGTAAGTGTGTGAGATGAATTCGTTCAGGCACTTAAAAGATCCGAAGTCCTTACCAGTCATGTGACAGAGAGCCTTAACAATGTCATCCATATCACCCTGTCTGTCGTATCCGTAATGGCTTACTGACAGCTGACCGCTGTATCCGATAGTTGTGAGGTGAGGCAGGATGAATT